AAGTACTTATATAACAGATGACTATGATATAGATGAGGTCGTTATATCTGATCTACAACCTGATTCAACAGATAATACTTGGGGAGGTTTTAGATTTGGAATAGGTGGAACTATTCAAAGTGCATCAACTGATTATGTTTATACTGTATATCAAATAGGAAGACATGAAGCTGCTGTGAGTACTAGTAGTTCATGGGGAGCTTGGGCAGATTCCGATTCAAATACTATGATTACCAATACTAACAATAATCAGGCTGGTTTAGGTACTGGTGCTGGAGAATTATTTAATGGGCATTTTAGATTTTATAACCTTAGAAGTACAGTTCAGGAAAAGCATATGACTCATATAGATGCATCATGGACAAGCCATAGTGGTTATACCTACACAACAAGAAAAGGTTTATGTACTGGTAGATTAGTTGGGAATGAATCTAATAAAGTAGATACAATTCAATATCTTCTTTACAATGGTGATATAAAGGCTGGTGCAAAAATAGCATGTTATGGGTATAACAAAATATGACAAGTAAACGATATGATTTTATTGACGGTAAAATGGTTGAGATACCTGCTGATGAACTCTTAAAAAGAAAAAATTCAGACGATGAATATAATAAAAAAACCAAATTACTAAGTGTAAGAGATGACCGTGGGGTTTTATTAGAAGAAGCTGATCATAAAATAAATACGCTTGTAGATAATAATCAAGATGCATCTGCTTGGAGAACTTATAGACAAAAACTTCGTGACATTACAAAAGCTGAAGATTTGGACAATGTTACATGGCCCACTAAGCCGAGTTAAATATGTACTTTAGCCACTCAGCATTTGGTGAAACCCCAATATCTGAACACTCACGTGTTATCGTAATTGAACCACGTTCTGCGTTTAGCTCATTTACGGCAACGTATCGGCTACCAGCAGGGTTAGGATTAAGACGACTTGATGCAGATGCACGATCAACATTTCAACAGAGTCATATTGTATCTGTTCCTCAAGACCCCTTACGATTACTGAGTATTCCTAAAGAACTAAAAAATGAAGTACAAATATTAAAAGAAACAAAAAGAGATGTAATGATTAACAAAGAACCTAAAAGAGAAATTCGCATACCACAAGATTTAACACGAAATACACGAGTTCAAGCACGAACTCATATCGCACCAATAAACATCCCACAAGATTTTCCACGAATTGTCGTAGTAGGGTTGCAAAACAAAAGGATTGCTTACGTAAATAAAGAAGCTTTACGCAACCTTCGAGTTACAAAAGATCCTGCAAGACTTATAAACATAATTGAAGATATTTCACGAACTGTAAAGGTAACAGGACAATGGCATTAAAATTCCCTGATAAAGATCCAGATGAACGTTTAGACTACACCATAGATTGGTCACGGTACTTAGATACCCTGACAATTGCAAGTGTCCAGTGGACATTCATGACGCATAGTGCAACAGCCACAACAAATGGGGCAGTGAGTAGTTCAGCCTCTGTAACACTTGATGGCAATGATGGAACGATTGGTGTTGGCATGACGGTAACAGGAACTGGAATTAGTGGAACAGTAACTGTAGCATCCATCACTAACCAGAATAGCATAACACTATCATCTGCCCAGACAATAGGGGATGATGTAACATTGACCTTTGCAAGTACGGCAGGAGTAGAATCCCCAGCACTAGCTACCAGTGGCAACAATACAGTGCATGGGATGACAGTACAAAGTTTAGCATCCACTAATACTACTGCTACCATTGTTCTTAGTGGGGGAACAGCTAATCAAGAAACCAAATTCTTATGCCAGATAACCACGACAACTAATTCAGCGACAGGGGCTGCGATAGTTACTAAAAGGGCAGTTAATCTTAAAGTGAGGGAGAGAGTCTAATGGCATATAACTTTTTAGAACTAGTTAATTCGGTTGCAAGGCGATTAAACGAAACTGAACTAACATCAAGTAACTTTTCTACTGCAACAGGGTTTTACTCACAAATTAAAGATGCTGTAAACGCTTCAATCCGTGACGTAAATCTGTATCACGAATACTGGCCCTATAATCATAATAGTGAGACAATTACTTTGACAGCAGGAACAACACGTTACCCACTTCCTGCCGATGCTAAATTTATAGACTTTAATAATTTTAGAATTGAAAGGGATGCTGATCTAGAAGTAGGATCAGCGTACCGATTAGAACAACTAACATACAATGAGTATGTAGATACGTATATTGATCAGGAAAATGAAACAGATACGTCAAAGGGTGCAGTTCCCACAAAAATATTTAAAACGCTAGATAACTCTTTTGGGGTTGTGCCAATGCCTGATAAGTCGTATAATATAACATATGAGTACTTTAATTTTCCTGTAGATCTAAGTCTTTACACGGATGCCCCCACAATACCAGAACGCTTTAAATTTGTAATTACAGATGGAGCTATGTACCATGCGTACATGTTCAGAGATAATATGGAAATGGGGCAAATTGCATTTAAAAAATTTGAGGATGGCATAAAGAATATGCGTAAACTTCTTGTTAACGAAAACATTTATCTAAGGGCTACGTAATGCCTGATCGCTGGCAGACATATCCGTTAGAATTTAAGGGAGGGTTGATTACTAATCTTTCTCCGTTACAGCACGGTTCAGCAGCCCCCGGCTCTGCACGAACTTTGACAAACTTTGAACCCTCTATTGAAGGAGGTTACAGAAGAATTGAAGGGTTTACGAAGTATAACCCTAACGCTGTAACAGGAACAGCAGATAGTGCAATACTGGGATTAGGACGATTTCGTGGAAGCACAATTGCAGCAAGGGCACAAGATTCAGGCAACCCACGATTATACCTTGCAAGTTCCACAGGAACACATACGGATTTGTCTACAAGCATACAATTAACATCAGCCGTAACACGAGTGCGATTTGCAACTTTTAATTTTGATGGTGATGAAGATACCATAATCGTTGATGGAAAAGGATATCCTTGTGTACTTGTTGGAACTGGTGCAGGAAATTTAAGTAAGTTGTCTACGCCATCTGATATATCAGGAGCATCTCATGTTGTTGTGTTTAAAAACCACATATTTTTAGGAAATGGGGATAAGCTTATATGGTCTGCTCCTAGTTCAGCAACGGATTACACACCTGCTAATGGTGCTGCAGTACAACCTGTAGGAGATACAATAACAGCCCTTCAGGTTTTTAGAGATCAATTAATTATATTTTGTGCAAATAGAATATTAAAACTTGTAGGGTCTAGTTTTGCTGATTTTGCAATGCAACCTATCACAATAGGAGTGGGTTGCGTTAATGGCGATACAGTACAGGAAGTTGGTGGAGATGTTGTGTTCCTATCACAAGATAGTATTCGTACCCTATCAGCAACGGATAGAGTGGGGGATTTTAACTTAGCATCTGTATCAAAAAACATACAGAATGACTTTTCGGATTTTATTCAAAACCACCAGTATTTTTCGAGTATTATTATCCCATCAAAAACACAATACAGAATTTTTGGATATTCCGACAGCATTACAGAAGCGAATGCACGTGGATTTATTGGAACACAAATTATAGGGCAGTCAGGGGTTGAATTTCATTGGGGAAAGACTACAGGCATCCGTGCAAGAGTTGCAGCCGATTCAATTGAAGATGGAGTGGAAACAGCCGTATTTGCAAATACAGATGGGTACATTTATAAGCTGGAATCAGGAAATGATTTTGATGGGGATAACATAAAGGCTGACTTTGCAACGCCCTATTTTCCCATAACTGATCCACGAACACGAAAGACAATCTATAAGACTATTCTGTACACCGATCCTCAAGGATCGTTCAGTACAGACTTTAACTTGAAGTTTGATCTTGCAGAGTCAGGAACAGTACAGCCTGACACTATTGCAATATCCAATTCAGCATCAGGAACGACTGTAAGTCTATACGGATCATCTGGAGCACGATTTGCACAGGGGGCAAAATTTACTGGGGATGAAGCTGTTGGAAGTGACAACATAAATTTAGAATCCGTATCTTTTGACAGTACAGCAGGATACACTGTAGGAGATACATTCAGGGTTGATGATGTTGTTAAAGCAACAACCAACGGAGCAGTAAACAATTCTACGTCTGTAACTCTGGATAATAACCAAGTCGCAACAGCAAAAGCAGCTGGAGCAACAAGTAATACTACTGCCTTAACAGTAAACAGCAATACAGGGGTTATTAAGACAGGGATGCTTGTTTCAGGGGATAATATAAGTGGAACACCAACTGTAGAAGCTGTAACTAATAACCAAACAACAATAACATTATCAACGGCTCAATCCTTATCAAGTGCCGATGATTTAACATTTAAGTCGGAAATTAAGGTGGGAATGACCGTTACAGGAACTGGGATAAGTGGCACTGTTACTGTTTCAGCCGTAGGTAGCCAAACAAGCATTACGCTTTCGGCAGCCCAGAC